CCGCGGTCGCGTCCGCGACAGCGAGTACTTGCTCCAGCTCCGCGAGAAGCAGAAGTGCCGGCGTATCTACGGCCTGCTCGAAAAGCAGTTCCAACTCATCTACGCCAAGGCGAACAAGCAGCCCGGTATCACCGGTGAGAACCTGCTCCGCCTGCTCGAACTGCGGCTCGACAACGTCGTGTTCCGTACCGCGTTCGCATCGAGCCGCAGCCAGGCGCGCCAGTTCGTGCGCCACGGCCACGTGCTCGTCAACGGCAAGCGCGTGACGATCCCCTCCTACGTCGTGCGCAAGGACGACGTCGTCTCCTTGAGCGAGAAGGCCAAGAAGAAATTACGCAGGCCGCAAGACTGTCAACCGATTCCAACCGTTGCAGTGAGCTAGGAGAAATAAGTTATGGCTATACCAACATTTACTCCTGGTTATCCTCCTGATAACTCATCCCTAGGGCAGACAAAGTCCACAGTGAGAAATAACCTGGATGGAACATTTCAAACGTTGAATATTGATCACGTCAATAACAACGGCCAACCTGGTTCACAGCCTGCTGGGTATCATACGATTATCCACGAAGTGTCACAGACGAATGTGACGACAGTAGCTAACTATAACCAGATCTTCTCTGGTGTGCCAGGTACGTTAATCGTCAACGGAGTCACAACGAGGGCTTTTCCTGCTGGAGGAGATACGCAGCTATACTCTCTAAGTGGTACAGGTATTCTGTCGCAGCTGACAGGGCAAAATATAGCAACGCCTGGATATCTAATTATAGGTCGTATTCTCATTCAATGGGGATCATTTGCAAACGATCCCAGTGGTTCGAATCCGATAACGTTTTCTCCTCCATTTAGTGCGGATCCATATTTTGCAATAGCTAATAGCACAGCTCCACTTGCTACGTTCAAATCATTTATAAAAGTCATTAATCAATCTGCTACAGGGGCCACTGTAACCTTAGGAGTCCAGTCTGGCGGTGGATTAGATCCTGGTGCTCAAACTGTTCAATGGCTGGCCATAGGACCGTTCTAATGAATAATAGCAGCGGAAATGGGACAGGCTTTCATCAAGTGATGATCGGTGGATATCCTGGAGGCGGTCTTACCCAGGATAAGAAGCCGCTTTTACTCGCCAATGAAGCTTACTCAGAATTAGAAAACGCCTACGTCTATCGAGAGAGAACAAAGAAAAGAGACGGTGAAGTGCCTATGGGGCGCCTGTCTCGCGTTTTCACCACTGTAGCCATTGGAAATAGCTCAGCTTCACCTTGGACATTCAATCTCTACGCGAAACTCGCTATTACACCAGAAGCTAACGCAGAAATCGCCCCAGGTAGCGTAACGATCAATATTGCTACTCTAGCGACGCCTTTTGTAGATCAAGGAAACGGCATTCTTACTAATGCTACACCGGGTAATTCTGGGACAATCAACTACATGACCGGTTCCGTTACCCTTATAACGACTGTAGGGGCGGCTCATGCGACAACAGTCTCTATGAATTATTATCCGGCTCTGCCCGTCATGGGTATATTAGAAAGGGATGTTTCTACTTTCGGAATCGAGGCCACCGTCTTTTTTGATACTACCTACGCCTATCAATATACGAATGGCTTTGGCGAGTTAGTCCCAGGTACTACATGGACAGGTACAAACACCGATTTCTTCTGGGCAGCTAACTATCAAGGAGCTACACCAGATTTGCGGTATTTCTTCGTAACGAATAATAATATCGACATTCTAGCGACTACCTACGATCCTATCAGGTATTACAACAGTTCCACTTGGACTGATCTACAACCTGTGCTCACTGATCTACCCGAGTCTCTAGTAAAAACAACTCTATGGCAGGCTCTGATTTTAATCCCTTATTACGGGCGCCTGCTCGCTCTTAACACTTGGGAAGGGGTTACCGGTTCTACTTACACAGGAGCTAAGAACTTCTTTGCTAGATGCCGATTTAGCCAACTGGGTGATCCAACAGATCAGGCGAATGGATGGCGTAAAGATATATTCGTCAGGGGCGGATTTATTGATGCCCCTACGAATGAAGCTATCATGAGTGTAGCCTTTTTTAGAAATACGCTGATCGTCTTCTTTGAGTATTCAACCTGGCAACTGAGATACATAGGGGAATATGGAATACCATTTATATTCGAAAGAATTTCTAGTGATTTCGGGTCTGTATGTACTTATAGCCCTATCGTATTTGATCAAGGAGTGATGACGGTCAGTAATCGAGGCATTATACAAGCCGCTGCAAATGGTGTAACGAGATTAGACGAGCAGATACCAGAGCAAGTCTTTGGTTTTCAAATACAGAATAGCGCGCCTAATTTTGTCCATGGTATAAGAGACTTCGAGAAAGAGCTCGTCTACTGGAATTATTTAGATACCTCTAGTGAATCAGCGACGCAGACATACCCAAACACCGTTCTTGTATTTAACTATCGAAACAACACCTGGGCTAAGTTTCGAGATACGATAACCTGCTTTGGTACTGCACAATTCATGTTTGGTATTACCTGGGAGAGCTTAACGACCTTCTGGGAAAGCAATGTCTCTTGGGATAATGTTGATGACCAGCAATATGTCGATTATATTGCCTGTGGTACGCAGGCAGGGTTTATCAACATATATCAGAATCCAGATGCTGCAACGCCTCAGCCGGTCACGACGCTATACGCTAATACTATGGCTATAACGGCTGTAAATTTCGCAACAAATCCTACGCAGGTTACCATACCGAGCCACAACCTAGAGAATAGCGAGATCATATACATCCAGAGCACTATCTGGAGCGGTACAGACCCGGGATTAAACAACGTCATCTACAATGTGACAATCGTTGACGCCAATACAATCACACTAGCTATTTGGGATGAGGAATCACAGAGCTATGATGCCGTTAATATAACTTCATCCTCTGTATACCTAGGAGGCGGACGTGTAACGTTATTTCCTAAGATGAACATCCAAGGAAAGGACTTCAACCCATTCCAGGGAGCGGGTAAGCAGTTTAAGCTTTCGTATATTGATTTCCAAATGGATGCAAACCTGTTTTCACCGGCTATTGCGGCTACTACAGTACAGCTCTTCGTCAATAGCTACCTTGGCGAACAAGCTAACCTGATTAACACAAACCGAGAACTGATCAATTCATCACAGGGTTGCGGCTTCATCACGGGAGCTACTCAGGCTAATCCATGCCAGATCACAAGCCCAGGGCATAGTTTAGTTCCTGGCACTTTGATCTATATTGGAAACGTCAAAGGCATGACGCAGTTAAACTCTGCTATCTATTCGATAACGGTCGTGGATGCCAATAATTTTACCCTAGATAATGTAAACTCAACGGGATTCGGCGTATATACAGGAGGAGGCATATGGAACACATCATCCGTAAATGGTCAAACGTATATCCCTGGTTCGCAATATGCTTGGTACCGCTTCTATAGCACTCAGTTTGGGCAGTATCTGCGCGTAGGCCTAACATATGATGACAGTCTGATGAACCAGTTAGCTACGCATCAAACCCCTATGGAGTTGAATGCTATGAATCTGTGGTTTAGAGAGGGCGGCCGGTTGATTAACTGATATACATTACGTATATCGTTCATATGCGAGATATATAGAATGACATTCTCAAGCGACAATCCACTTAACACAAACCAGCTTCCTATCTCCTTAGATGTTAACCCTGAGGATAGTGAGTTTGGAAATATTCTACTTCTATACCTTCGCAGGATAGCTAATGCGGTGAACACAAAAGCCAGTGGTCTCTTTCTATTACAGGAAAACGCCAACTTTGAGCAGTGGTATCAGATTGGAAATCCTCAACAGAATCGCAGCGCTTACCGAATCACAGCCGATTTAGTTTTTTTGAATGGTGGACCGATTCCGGCAGGTGCTACAAATCTTGTATTAACAACCTCGACGCAGCCTACAAACATCAATGGGTATCTATATCCAGTAGAGGGCTTTGGAGGTGCTGTAGACACAGGGGGATTATCGTATTTCCTCAACGATCCTGATATCTATGTCCGGTATAACAACTCGACAAATACCATTACAATTCAAAACAATTCTGGTAACGATCTGACCTGGTGCGTATGGGTTATGGAGTACTTAAAAACTTAGGTAAATTATGGCAAAATTCAGCGAATGGCTCTTCGGCAAGCCGGAGAAATTAAAACAATTTCCTACAGGTACACCGCAGCAGGAAGGATTGCATAATAATATCCTCTCTCAGGCTATGGGAATGCAACAAAACGGCGGCGGTTACGACCTTGCTCAACAGTACTTTAATAACCTTCTAGGTGGTAACCAACAGCAAGCCTTTGATCAATTCTCTGCGCCTTATATGCAGAACTTTCAGGAACAGATGCTGCCACAGATAGCAGAGCGATTTGCTGGTATGGGCGCGTTATCTTCGAGCGGTTTTGGTCAGGCTCTCGGTGGTGCAGCATCTGGATTGCAAGGCCAGCTTGCTCAACTGTTTTCACAGCTACAAGGACAAGCTGCGGGTCAGCAATATAATCAATATAACCAGCTATCTCAAACTGGATTGAATCATCAGCCCTTTGGATATCAGCAACAGCAAGGCTCTAGCGGCTTTCTAGGTAATCTTCTGGGTGGTATGTCTGGTCCGTTAGGCCCTACTCTTGCAAATACAGGTATTAGAAGTTTGTTTAAACAATCATCTGGCGGATTGGGGTAACCTATGGTTCAAGTAATCAAGACAGAAAACCCTCAAGGAAAGCTATCTGAGATGCTAGGCATGAGCCTAGGCCAGGGGATAGGCAATGGATTGAATACCTTCTTTGCTAATAGAAGCTTAGAAAGTGTGCTTCAAGATAAGTCTCTAGAGAGTGCGCCACAGTCTAAGAAGTTAGAAGCTTTACGATCTGCTTTGAGCCCTTACGGTGAGAAAGGTCAAGAGCTCTTACAGCAGCGCTTTCAGATTGATCAACTTGAGCGAGAAGAGCTTCAACAAAAGCAGTCAAAAAAAGAAGCGCTCGAAAAAGAAAAACGACTATTTGAACATCAGAGAGGCTTACAGAGTCAAAAAGACACTGCGGCAAAAGAACGCACTGGCATGAAAACGGGACCGATGTCAGAAAGACCACTGCGTCAAGATCAACTTGATTCTATTCATCGTGCTCATGGCATTCCTGGATATCAGAATATGTCCGAGTCAGAAAAGTATAATACTTTACTAGATAACGGTGTAAGTCCACAAAATGCTATTAAAGAAGCTACTCTTCAAAGTCAACAAGCCGCAAGAGAAGACAAAAAGGTAGAATCATCCTATGAGGCTCAAAAGGACTTCATTGATGAAACTACAAAGTCCTATAAAGGCTTTGAAACAGAAATGAAGCCTAGACTTATGCAAATGCAGAGTATGAATCCTGAGGATATTGCTTCTCCGACACAGGCCGCTTTTTTGGAAGCTATGCACATTCCACTAGGGGCCTTACAAGATCCGTCTAGTGAGCTGTATAATAAATTGAGTCAAGACTTGCTTAAAGGTCTTCCAGAAACTTACGGTAATAAGATTTTAAGGGTGGAAGTTGAGAACTTCTTGAAGACTATTCCTACTTTGCTAAACAGCCCGGACGGCCGTCGAATGATAGCGAGTAATATGCTCAAACTTGGAGAGATGAAAGAGGTTTATTACAATGCAATGCGAAATAAGCAAAGAGAATATTTAGACTCGGGTAAACCGTTTCCAAGAGACTTCCAGCAGGTCGTTTTCGATCAGGTTAAGCCTCAAATAGATCGAATTAACAATGAATTTGTGAAAATGGCCGATGTTAAGTCCGTACCGCCAGATACGGTGCCATTTTTTGGTCCTGATGGAGAAATACATTTTGTTGATAAAAAACATGAAGATTGGGCTACGAAGAATGGAGGCAGGCGCATATGGTAGCTCCATCGTGGGATATGTTTCAATCCCCTAATAAGCAGCATAAAACTGCTGAAGCACCGTCTTCTCCTGCTTCTTCTTCCAATATTCAACAACAACAACAGCAAAAAGAAGATGAGTCATCTCAGAAACCGGATTGGGGAAATTTTCAAAATCCTAGCACATATCAAGGAAAAATCGATCCAAAGGAAGAGGAATCTACAATAGGGTATTTGGCAAGAAATCTAGCAGCATTAGGCTCCAGGGTGGGTGAACAGGTTTTAGGTAGATACGGAAATACGGAAAAGTTTGCGAAGGATGTTCTTACAAAATTGCCTGAATCGTCTGGTGTTATAGGGTGGGCATTATCCGAACTTGTAGGAAAGGACCGCTGGGAAAATCTAATAAGAGGTGGAGCAGGTTCGCAGGATCAAATGCTTCCTACATCTCAAAAACTGAAAGAAACTTCACAGAAGTTATCTGGTGGTTATACAGAACCAAAAACACCTGGCGAACATAAGTTTCAGGAAAAAATTGAGGATGTTGCATCTACCGTTTCACGTAGAACATTTACGCAACCAACATTCAGAAATGTGGCATTGAATAATGTTTTAACTCCTGTAGCATCTGGCGTTGCTAAAGACATTGTCCAAGACTTAGGCTTTGGAGAGGACAAGGCTAATTTAGCTAAAACAGCTGTTTGGCTTCCATTGTCCTTAGCTTTCAATGTCAATGCTGGTCAATATGCTTCAAATCTGATGAATCAAGGTAGGAATGGATTTAATCCAAACCTTCAAGTTAGCGTACCAAGATATGAGGGTCAGTTAAATAGAGTGGCTAGAAATATGTTGCATGGAGATCCTGGTTCATCTCTAGCTCAGCAGCAAATAGCCGGAATAAGAAACGATATGGCCAGCGGGCAAACAGGCGTTCGGGATCTTCTAACGCGTTATGACGCTTTGAACAGAGCCAAACGAGATCGTGGACTATTCGCTTTGAATCCAGGCGATAGGCGCGCCGCAATCAGAAATATCAATGAGGTCCGAGATGTTGTACGTGGAGAAATCGAACACCTTGGATCTAATAATCCACAGGCT